GGGGTCATTTACGTATTTTAAGTCTGCTTTTCCTGTTTTCGGATGGACTTTGGAGTCTGCCCTTGGTAGTACTCCCCTTATAGTGAGCAGCGTCGCGCCCATCACCATTTCCGTAGGTACCAAGTTGTCTATTAAGTCTGTTTGCATTTACACGTAGGGCTAGACCCTTTTTGGTTTTGTTGTATTTTTTTTGTTGCTTGAGCCTTGTTGCTCTAGCTTTTGGGTTGGACCTATAGTATTTAGCTGTGCTTGCCATAAAGTCGCTCCTTTACTAATTCTGGGTCTACCGTTGGCATAACCTGAGCTAACTTAGATAAAGGATTTCCGTCATACGCAACACCACTAATGTCATTAGCTTTTAACCAATCACAAGCTGCCTTAAGGTCCTGTGTAGTTGCTTCACCCGATTTTATACGAGATAGAAATTCTTTAGTAATTAGGTTATGCAACTCGTTAAATTGGTCTTCTGTTGCCTTTTTCTTCATTTTGCTCCTCTCAGAATCGCCTACAAGGGCGATGAAAAAAGTTCCGGGTATGTTTGTACCCTTGATTTTAGAGTCCTAGACCCTTTTTGACTATTGCTAGTGCTTTATCGTCCAAGTCGTTATCTGTCTGCTCTACGAGCTTTTCTAATAGCTCAACTACGAAAGTCTTGAATTTTGGTGACTTAAGTGCAGATAGCACGAATGGTTTAAGGATTGCTAACATTGTTTTTTAATAATGATTGGATAGGTACTACATCCGAGCATATGTGATATACACGTGACCCGGGTAGCAGGGTAAAGCCCTTTTGCTGGAGCTCGGCACATTTGAGAGCACGAACCAGCTCGAAATCGAGTTTGTTCTTTTGTATTTGACTTTCAGCCATGCGTTCGCATTGCTTAGTCAGGTCTCGATTAAGGGGTATCATAAAGTTTATTTGAAACCCCCAGTTTTCTGATATGACATAACCGTCCTCTGTTTCAGGTTCGGTGTCATTACCCATATAAAATGGGCTAAATGTCATCGTGCTGCCATTACAAGATATGTTGTTACCAAAGGCTTGTCGACTTGGTGCTCCATTATTTTGAAATTGGACAGCTTGATTTGTGACATTTCCCGTGGCTGCTGCCACAGGATTGCTATTATTATTGGTGTCTCCTTCTGCAAGTACAGGACTTACTGAGAGAATACAGACAGCGATGTAGTAGTAGAGTTTATTGTATAGTTTCTTGTAAAGTCTATTTGTTCTACTAAGCCTGCTGCTCTTGTTGTGGTTTCTAAGTTCCACGGTAATGTTGCGTCAGTTACTGAAAATGTTGTAGCTGTGTCTGATAAGTTTCCAGATGCAGTTACATTATTTCCTGACCACGTATTTACGGCAGCACCCCACACTTGGCGTTGCTCCGTCTCCACAATAGTTTGAGTGGTAGTGGTCGTTGAGTTCATACTCCCTGATGTAAACTGGGGAGTGACAGTATTGGCTCTAGCTATGCTGGGTGCACACAGAGCTAAAAGCAAGATTAATTTTTTCATGCTTTTGGTTTTTCTTTGTCTTTATTTTTGCCGTTACCATTTCCTGTAGACAGCCCAAACGTGGCAAGTGCGCCCGTAAAAATCGAGGCTACGAACGTGATATCGCCTGCTGTAGCTGATTTTTTAATCATTGGCAATTCGACATAACTTAAGGTAATAATAAAACCTGACCAAATAACTACGCCTAAACGCACTGCTGCGCCAAGCACTGCCATCTGTTCTTCATGGTCATCTACACCTTCTTTTAGTCTTTTCAGGAAACTTTTTGGTTGCCCTTTAATCGGCTTAACTTCTTCCATGCTGTTTTTAGTATTGGTTTCATTGCAGTAACCGCCCACTTAAATGCTGCTGTAGCTGTAAGGGTGGCTGCTACAGAGACAACCGCAGTTGTCCCAGCCGTTACTAATATTTCGTTTTCCGGGACAGGCATTTTAAAATCTGTAAACGGTATGTCTACTTTTCTTAATCCTTGTTCCGGTTCATCTTTTGCCTCTGCTTGCACTCCTTCTGGAGCTTCTAGATCGCTAGGCGGTACCACCATAGGAATGTATGATGGTACGTCTGCGGTAGGCAAAGGTATAGATATTGTTTCTATTGTTTGTATTGGTGGTATTACTATGGAAGGTATTTCCATTACCATTCAGAATTATAAGTCGAGTCAAAAGCCCAAATAGGTGCATCTAAAACAAAATTAAAAGCAAGCGATCTTCTAGGATCACCTACATGTAAATTTGTACCATGACGAATTGTTGACGGAAAAAAGATAAACACACCTGTTTCTGGTGCAATTTGTACGTTATCTAAGGATTTATTATTTCCCTCTGGATTATACTGTTTAGGAACAATAGTTTCAAGAATATCCCCGATTGGATTTTCTAATTCTAGTTTTGCTGAGTCTTTGCCATACTTTTCATCAAAATATAAAACTCCAGAATAAAAACAATTACTATGTCTATGTCTAAAATTTCTTTCTCCTTCTGTCATATATGTTATCCACGAAGTAGATATTTTAGCTCTAATATTTCCCAAAGTATTTTGACAAAATAAATTAAAATTATAAGTTATTAAATCACGTAACTCAGGGTAAGATTCTAAAATTCTATAATATTTATTATGAAATCCTTTTAGTCCTAGTCTGTCTTGTTCTTTTGCAAACTCTTCAGCTTGTGGCTGATTGTTAGCCCATGTTATACGTTTTTCTTCTCTAAGTTTCGTAAAATCATAGTCTAATATTCCATGACCCATATAATAGGCAAATGGTGTACTTATGTTTAATGTCATATAAAAAGGGTGGTAAATTAAATTAAGTTTTCATTATATAGCAAAGAGCATAGTATGGAGGTCTATTGTCAATGCTTACTGTATCTGAACCAGAGATGTTTACTGTATCTGTACCACTACCTGAAAATGGTAATGTTATAGTACCATTACTGTAGTTAGCAACATTACCAGATAAAATTCTCCAATAGTTAGCATAGTGAGTACTATAAGTAGATAATGCAGAACTAACGTTTGCTGTTGCGTTTCCAGACACAGTAATACTTACAGTATCTGAGCCAGAAATGTTTACAGTGTCAGTAGCAGTTGCAGCACCACCAGTAGCTCCTACAGAGTAAGTGTTACCAGCACCAACTACAAATCTATCTCGTAAGTCAGGTGTACTGTTAGAACCATTACATAATACAAATCCAGATGGTATAGCGTTTTCAGCACCAGACCATAATAATATCATACCAGACACAAATGATTCTATGCCTGTTAAGTTACTACCAGCACCAACAAAGTTATCAGCATATACATTTGCAAATCTTACTGAGTTTGTACCTAAGTTTCTAGAACTATCTGCATCAGGTGTAATGTTTTCACAAGTTACATCACCTGTAAACTCACCACCAGCCAAAGGCATTTTGGTAGCAATGTTGCTGTTTACAGTTGAAGAGAAATTAGCGTCATCGTTTATAGCTGCTGCTAACTCGTTAAGAGTATTAAGAGCACCGGGAGATGAGTCAACTAAGTTAGCTACGGCTGTTTGTACAAAAGCTGTAGTAGCAACAGCTTGACCGTTATTAGATGCTGGTTTTGTTGTAGCCTGTACACCATCTACAAGTACTCCATTAGTAGTTGATAAGCTATCGTGAGCTGTTTTTAAAGCAGCAACATCAACTCCATCTACTGTTCCTGATACTGTGATGTTTCCTGTTACGTCAAGACCTGAACTTGTAGTAGATGCCTTAATTCCATTTGAATGGTAAAGGTCAACGCCTGCATTACCAGTTGATCTTAAATTATTTTGCCATGCACCATTAGTATAGTTTTGTACATTTAATTCAGAACCAGAAGCTTCTGCTATAAATCTCCACTTGTCAGGATTATCGTCTCCTCTATCAGAGTGTAATTCTAATACACCAGCACTATCATTAGCTCCTTTAATTACTGCATTATTATCTACTGTTAAAGAGCCGGTTGCTGTGATGTTTCCTGTTACGTCAATACCAGCAGAAAAATCGTGGTTTGCGTTAGATGTAATTGGACCATTGTTAGATACTGCTACTGAAGCAGAACCGTTTGCAATAGTTGTACTGTCAATCGCAGTTGTTGAAGCTGCTGTAACTAAACCTTGAGCGTCAACTGTAACGATAGGTATAGCAGAACTAGAACCATAAGAACCAGCAGTTACGCCAGAGTTTTCTAATTTTGTACCAACAATATCACCATTACTTATTCTACCTAAAATATTTGCAGAAGATACATTAGACATATCTTCTCTTGCAAGAGGTTTACCTCCTGCTGTACTACCGTCATGTACGACAGCAGTATCTTTTGTGGTATCTATAGTTACTTCGCCTTCAGCACCAGTAAATGACCCGTGCTGAGTTGTAGTACCACGTCTTAATTTTAATAATTTTGCCATTTAAAGTGTACCGAAATCTATTTGTAAATTATTACCACTGACTGTTCCTACCTCAGTAAGATTATTGTTATTGCAATCTAATGCAGCAACAAGTTCTGGGGATGTGTCATCAGCCACGTTTTGGATACCAGAGTTAGATGTAATACCTAACCATGCAGCTCCGTTGTAGTTTTTTAAAGTATTTGTAGTTGTATCAAACCATAAATCTCCAGCACTTGGACTAGATGGCGAAGAGCTAGAAATTTTATATTCTTGTGCGTATCTATTAACGTCAGCTATAGAACCAGAAACTGTGTTTATGTTTGCAGCGTTAGATACTGCTGCGTTAATATTTGATTGGTTACTAACAGCAGAGTTAATGTTACTTGTATTGTTAGCTACGGTTGTAACGTTTGCTTGAATACCAGCTACTGTATTAATGTTTGAAGCGTTGGAAACAACTGAATTAATATTTGTAGCGTTACCAGCGACAGCATTAATATTAGAAGCGTTAGCTTGTACGGCGTTAATGTT